TTGGTGTTGGTGGTGCTGCTAATGACATTATTACAGGTTCAGATGGTCAAGACTTTAATATAGGTACATCAGGTGGTGGTAGAGCCATCAACTTCTCAACAGACAATTATGCAAGTGTTGAGATGAAATTAGATGGTGGTAGGCTAGGTATTGGTACAACTAGTCCTGATACTAAGCTAGATGTACAAGGTGCAATCCAAGCAAGTGAATCTGGTGGTGACTTTATACGCATACAAACAGATGGCAATAACAACATATTTGATATTAATAGTGGTGCTTATGTTTTTAGGACTGGTGGTTTTGCAGAGCGTGCAAGGATATTGTCTACTGGTGGTCTTACTTTCAATGGTGACACAGCAGCAGCCAACGCACTTGACGATTATGAAGAAGGTGAATGGACACCAACTTGTTCAAATGTTACTTTAACAGGTTCAGGTGGGCATTATACAAAAATTGGCAACAGAGTTTGGGTAACTTTCTATCTACAGTTTCCTACAACTTCAGACACCAATCCTGTCCAAATAAACAACTTACCTTTCACTGTTAGAAATCACGATAGTGGACAAGCTAGAGCTAATGCTAATAGAGGTGGTTGGACTGTTGGTTATAGTAATAGTGGACAAGAATTAAGATTCACAGCAAGTAGTGGCACAACAACTGTAACAGCATATAACTTTGATGGTAATACAGTAAATAATAATAATGTAAGTGCAAAATCTATTTATGGTGGTGGATACTATGAAGTTGCATAATGGGGTATAATTAATCATGGCTTTAGAAAAAATAATAGAAAACGACAAAATTGAAATAGCAGGTGCTTATAAAGCATTGCAGATTAGAGAAGCTACAATCATAAAAGAAGATGGTGTGGAACTATCAAGCTCTTTTCACAGAAGAGTGTTGCAGTGCTGTTATAAAGATGCCGATGGCAACTGGCAAGATACAGACATTTCTAGTGAAACACAGGAAATTCAAGATATAGCTGCTGTTGTTTGGACTGATGAAGTCAAACTAGCATATCAAGAGAATTTAGATAGCCAAGAAAATTTAGGTGACTAATGCAATTTGGATTAGCTTCATTTGCTGAACTGCCCTTTGCATCAGAAGATGGTACAGCAAAATCAATAGAAGAATTAATCAGAGAAGCAGCCACCGATACTTTGACTGGCTTAACCACTACAGGTGCTAATATCTTTGCATCTAGGGTACACAACTTAGAACAGATCAAACTACCAGCTTTATTGTTATATACCAGAGACTTAGAATCAGAACCTATCGTTATGAATCCAGCTAGAACGATTGAAAAGAATATCACCCTTCATGTGGAAGGTTATGTTAAACAAAATACCAACTTCGATGACAAGATCGATGATATCTGCCAAGAAGTTGAAGAAGCCCTATATGGCAATAGATTGCTAAATAATTTAGTAAAAGATACATTTTTGAATGAAACTTTAGTAGAATATGAAAGTGAAGGTGATAATCCATTAGCGAGAGTCTCAATGGACTTTCAAGTAGTTTATCATCATAACGAAGGAAGTTTATAATTATGGCAACATTTAAAGGTTCAGATGGCGTAGTAAAAGCAGGAGCTTCAGGCTCTGAAAATGCCATCGGTGAAATTAGAAGTTTTTCAGTCGAGCAAACAGCAGATACTATTGAAGATACAGCAATGGGTGATTCTGCTAGAACTTATAAAGATAGCTTAACTTCATTTACAGCATCTATTGATGCTTTATTTGATGATACTGATACAGCACAACAAGCTATGACTATCGGTAGTTCTCTATCTTTCCTATTCCAGCCAGAAGGCGATACAACTGGTGATTACCAATTATCAGGTTCAGGTATCATTACAGGGATATCTAGAAGTCAGTCTTATGATGGTTTAGTTGAAGTAAGTTTTTCAGTTCAAGGATCTGGTGCATTGACTGTAGGTACAGCTTCTTAATAAATGAAAGTAATAGATAGAGCTAAAGCTCATTTTGATAATCTCGATATTAAGAAAATCAGTGTACCTGAGTGGGGTGATGATCAAGGAAACCCTTTAGTTATATATTCGAAACCTTTAACACTACAAGAAACATCTAAGCTTTATCGTATGGCTAAAGAAGATGATATGGCTATGTTAGCTTATGTCTTAATTTACAAAGCCTTAGATGAAAATGGAGATAAAATATTTTCATTAGAAGATAAAAACACATTACTCAATAAAGTAGATCGCAACATTCTTGTTAAAGTTTCTAACGAAATTATGTCAGAACAGTCAGAAGAAGTCATAAAAAAAAATTAGAATCTAATTCCTTATTATTCAATAAATTTCAATTAGCTGAACTTTTACATAAGACAGTTGCTGAGATAGAGCAAATGTCATATGAAGAATATCAATTATGGCTAGCATATTTTAAAATAAAAGCAGAAAAACAAAAAAATGGCTAATACTAAATATAAATTTGAATTCCTTGCTATCAATAAAACTAGGAATAGTTTTAATCAAATAAAAACTGGTTTAAAAGGAATACAAAAAACAGCAATGTTCACAACTAAAGCAATGATGGGCACTAGTGCTGCTTTTGCTGGTGCTGCTGCTGCTGTAGGAGCTGTTGTGCTTAAATCTACTGACTTTGTTGATACATTAGTTAAGACTGCAGATAAACTTGATGTCAATGTTGAATTTTTACAAAAATTTAGATTTGCGGCAGAACAAACAGGTGTTGAAACTAGAACAGCTGATATGGCTTTACAAAGATTTTCTAGACGTCTTGGTGAAGCTAAGAAAGGTACTGGTGAACTTTTACCAGCATTAAAAGATTTAGGAATAAGACAAAAGGATATTAGAGATCTTTCTCCAGAACAAGCATTACTATTGTTTGCAGATAGATTAGATACAGTACAAGATTCTTCAAAAAGATTAGCTTTAGCATTTAAAGCCTTCGATAGTGAAGGTGCTGCTTTAATCAATACATTAAAAGGTGGTAGTTCACAATTGCAAGAATTTTTTGATGATGCTACATCATTAGGAGCAGTTTTATCTGTTGATGCTGCTAGGGGTGTTGCTGATTTTGCAGATGAATTTACTAGACTGAAAACATTGATAGCTGGAGTAACTAACCAATTAACAGCTGCTTTTGCACCTGCATTAGAAACTGCAACAGAAACTCTTGTAGGAAAAGTTCAAAAAATAGTTGAACAAAAAGGTGGATTTGAAAAATTTGCTAAAGATATAGCTAGAGCTGTTCTTACAGCTATAGTGCAAATGATATTTGGTTTTCAAGAATTAGTTAATTCATTGAGAAGAACCTTAGATGATATGGGAGAATTTTTTCACCATTTCAAGGATTCAGCAGAAGAGTTTGAAAGAATGGGACCAATTAGTTTAGCTAAATATGCTGCTGCAGTTGCTGATGTTATAGTTTCATTAGATGGTTTAGAAAAAAAACAAGATGATGTAAATGATTCTATTGAAGAAACTGTTACTCGAGCCGCTAATCTTCAAAGCCCTTTTATGAAAGCACTTGAAGAATTCGGTCAAACAGGTATGGACGAACTTAAAAAATTTAGTAAAGATGGCATAGATGGTTTAATTAGTTCAAGCTTTCAAAACGCATTTAAAAATGCTGAAGATGCATTAGTTAATTTTGTTAAAACTGGAAAATTAGATTTCAAACAATTTGTTGATGTACTTATAGCAGATCTTGCAAGAATCCAAATAAGAAAACTATTTACAGGTGAAGGTGAAGGGGGAATATTTGGTAGCATTTTTAAACTTTTCAGAGGATTCGATGGAGGAGGTTATACTGGTATGGGTAATAGAACGGGTGGAGTTGATGGTAAGGGTGGTTTCCCTGCTATACTGCATCCGAATGAAACTATTATTGACCATAGCAAAAATCAGCAAATGCCAATGGCAGCACCTTCAGTTAATTTCACAATACAAGCTACCGATGCTAGTGGTTTTGATGAACTATTAGTATCAAGAAAGAATCAAATCGTAGCTATGATTTCACAAGCCATGAATCAAAAAGGTAAGGTAGGTTTAATCTAATGGCAGGTGCATTTCCAACAACTAAGAAACCTAGAGTGTTTAATTTCACTTCTAACAGACCAAATAACACAGCCTATACTTTGAGTGGCAAAAGGTCAGTCAAACAGTTTGCAGCCCAATATTTTAGCTTCAGCGTACAAATGCCACCTATGAAACAAACAGACTTTCAACAATACTATGCTTTCTTAGTTAAACAGAAAGGTAGCTTTGAAGATTTTACTTTTGAATACCCGCTAGATAATTTAGGTGCTGACAAAGGTGAAACAGATATATTGGCTAATGGTGTCCATGCGATAGGCGATTCAACAATAGCTATGGATGGTTTTAGTGTTTCTACCGATGATGTTTTAAAAGGTGGTGACTTAATTAAGTTTGGTGGTCACAACAAAGTCTATATGGTTACAGGCGATGCCAATTCCAATGCCAGTGGTCAAGCCACTGTATCTATTGAACCACCTTTACAAGCAGCATTAGCAGATAATGAAGCAGTTACAGTTAATAAACCATCATTCACTGTTGCTTTAGTACAAGACGATGTTTTATACAGCACCGATGCAGCAGGTTTCTTTACATTAAGTTTTGATGTTCGTGAGGTGTTGTAATGGCAAGGACATTAAGTTCTAACATACAAACGCTAATCTTGCAGGAAGGCATAAGAATTGTTCACTTGCTGAACATTCAGACCTCAACACCAATTACAGTTACCAACCATGTCAAAGATTTAACTTATGATTCTGTTACTTATTCAGCAGGTGGTAATTTTGTTGATTTACAAGAAGTGCAAGAATCAGGAGATTTAGAATATTCAAATATGAATGTCTCTTTAAAAAATGTAACAACTACAGTTAGAGATATATTCAAGAGTGAAGATTTTGTTAATAAATCAGCCAAAATATATGTGGCTTTTTTGGATGCTGATGAAACTTTATTAGATGCTTATTTGTTTTTTGAAGGTACAGTGGCTAATGCTTCTTTGGTGCAACAGAAAGATACTTTTGCAGTCAATATCGGTTTAGCTAATCAGTGGAAAAATTGGAACATAATTAAAGGAAGAAAGTTCACTAGCACATCACAGAAATCAATATATCCCAATGATAAAGGGCTTGATGCAGCCCACTTAACTAACTCAGATGTGAGGTGGAATAGATAATGTTTCAATTTTTTGTACAAGTTGGTGCAGCTATTATTGATTTTTATACAAAATATCAAACTGTAATCAATATTGCTGCCTTAACAATTCAGGGTATACAAGCCCACAGAACCAATAAAAAGCTCAAAAAAGGGCAAGATATATTGCTAACTAAGTTTGGCACAGGTGGTGGTATTCCTGTTGTTTATGGCACAAGGAGAGTGGCAGGTACTGTCGTATTTATGGAAACTGTTGCTAATAAAGAATTATTTGTTGTTTATGCTTTAGCAGTTGGTGAAGTTGAAAGCATATCGGATTTGAGAATTGATGGCAGGTCAATTAATGATACTTCTGTCTATCGTCAAGGCTATGTTCTGAGAAAAGAAGGCAATTACTTTGGTGGTACAGTAGCATCAGAAAACACTGTTGATATTGGTAATGTCTTAGGTGGTGCAGGTGGCGATAATCCAAGAATGGTATTCAATATTCATCATGGTTCTACTACACAAGAAGCAGACCCAATGCTTTATCATGTTTTTGATGGTACAAACTCAAGACCTAATAGCTGGTCACAAGACCATAAATTATCAGGCATAGCTTACATCGCTGCTAACTATGAATACGATACACAAGGTATGTTCAGTGGCATACCAAACCTTACTGCTGTCGTTAAAGGTAAAAAAGTATTAGACACAAGAACATCGACTACAGGATGGTCAGATAATCCTGCTTTAATTTTATACGATTACTTAACCAACGATGAGTATGGTAAAGGTATAGCAACAAGCAAGATAGATACCACATCTTTTAATGCTGCTGCCAATGATTGTGAAACAGATGTACAAACAATAACGCATAGCAATGTAGCAATTATTAGGGCTTCTACAGACACAGACAGAATTGAGATAAGTGGACAAGATAATTTTAATAAAATAAAAACAGGCACGAATATATCTTTCACAGCGAACAGCACTACTTACTTTTCAGGCAAAGTAATCAGTAAAGATAATAGTGGTTTCTCTGATGAGTTTGACACTGCTTATCGTAGAAGATATTTCATAGATTTAGAAGATGGTGCAGTCACCACAGCCATCACATCTAGCACTACTGGAACAATAACAGAAACACAAGATAGATTTGAAACCAATGCAGTTATAGATACTGATGAATCGGTATTAGAAAATACCAAAGACCTTGTAGCAAACATGAGGGGTATCTTTAACTATACCAATGGTACATATTCCATAAAGGTTGAAGGCACTGAAACACCAGTTCTTAATTTAGATGAAGATGATATTTTAGAAGCAGGTATTGAACTATCTTTAGAAAATAAAGAGCAGAAATACAATAGAGTTGAAGTTGAGTTCTATAATTCATCCAAAAACTACGAAGCCGATACAGTTGTTGTTGAACATAGTCCATTAAGCGATGATGGTGGTGAATTGCTTGAACACAGAGTTCAGTTCCCTCATGTTACTAACCAAAGGATTGCTTACAATCATGCCAATGCGATATTAAATAGGTCAAGAAACAATAGAACTATATCTTTTGTTGCAACACCCAAAGTATTAAAAGCAAAGGTTGGTGAAGTTATCACCATCACCAGTTCTGACTTAGATTTATCACAAGAACAATATCGTATAACCCAAATGACCATACAGCCTGATTTAAACATACAGGTTAGTGCAGTTGAATCTCAAGGCAGTATATATGGTTGGAATAATCCACCAGAAGAACCGATAGAAGCATCGGAATTGCCACCAGACCCATATAGAGTAGAACAGGTAACCAACCTTAACTTTGTCCAAAAAAGTGGTTCTACACCAGCATACTTGTCTTGGACTGATGCCGATGGCTATACAAGTTTTGAATTTGCAGTTAAAGTTTACGATGCTATAAATCAGGGTGGTAATGTTATTAGGGATGGTAGGGTTAAAGAGAATAGATTTTATTTACCTGAATTACCTAAAGCCAATGGTTACTCTGCTGAAGTCATATCTATTAATACATTAGGTATTGAATCAGACCCTACACCACTTAATTCATTTGATGTCACAGTAGACCCAGTAATTAACGATGACATTGGTGGGGGTGCTGTTGATACACCAGAAATAGCTCAAGGTGCTATTGGTGGTATGAACTTTACGACAACCAAAGCCTATTATGGCACTGGCACATTCAATAACAGCAACACACCTTTTTATGTCGATACCAGTTCTAATTTCTCACTAGGTAGTGCTTTATCATTTAATGGCACAACCCTAACGATAGGTGGCTATGCTACAGATACCGACATTGCTGATTTTATTACTGGTTCTGAAGTTAATGAAAATGTCACAAATATCAGTGGTGGGGTCATACAAACAGGGATAGTAGCTGCTGCAAGAATTGATGTCTCTGGTGTCATCACAGCAGGTTCTATCATCGTCAGTGGTGACAATATATCTAATCTTACTAATGATTCAGGCTTTACCGATTTTGATGCCACTGATG